TCATTATGTTATTGAATACGTAGTCACTAACACCAAGCGCAGCCAGTTTTGTTTTAGCTGCTGCTTTAGAGGCCGCTGTCGAACCAGCGTCTAAGGTAGCTTTTACAAGCGCATTTACTTTTGGGTTGAGAGTTACGATAGCGTTAGATAGCATGTCGCCTGTCGAAGCTACGATTTCCCCCGCTGAGTTCTTTATATATCCCGCAGCCTCTACGATTTGCTTAGTTACTACCTCGCCTGTATTCGATACGTACTCCCCAGCCGCATTCTTTGTAACAGATACAAACTCTCCGGCCTTACTTACTCCATAGGCACCCCCTGATACGGGACTGGCAATAAGTAGGCCCATAAGCGACGCAGCGGCTATGTTTCCGGGTACATCACGTTCTGGGTCAAGATGTAATAACTTCCCCTCAACATATGTGCTGGCAAGACCCTCTTCAAAACCTTCTGAAATACCCTCTTTGTAAAAGACTTCAAAGGGGTCAGCAATTGCATCTACAAACTTAACTAGGGGGCTAGTACCTGCCTCCTTAGGCGCACGTTTGCCAAGGACGGCTTTCTCAAGTGCCTGACCACCAACACCGGCCAGTCCCAGCGTTACGACTGACTGTACTATCCCCGCCTCAAACGCTATATCTAGTGCATACGCTTTGGCTTCTAAGTCAGACATGCCTGATTTCTGGGCAACTTCTAAAGCGGAATCGTAAGCACCACTGGCAGCACCACCAAAACTCTCAGTTATGTCTGTAACAAGTGATGCATTCAGACCAGCTTTACTACCCATTGACTTGGCCATCGCAGCACTAGCACCTGCGAAACGTGCCGCGCCCTTAGCCGCGAGGGAAAAGCCCCCACCTATTACTAGTGGTAAGATTTCTTCCGCCGACTCTATCAGAATGTATTCCGCGAAGAACAACCCCGGTTGTTCCGCGATCGCCCCGCCAATAGCCTTCATTTTCGCTATTGCACGGTCTTGCCAAGGGGCGTCAGGATCTGTCTCTACCGCCATCATCTTATCCATGTCGGCTATACCTGCTTTGTATGCCGGGGTATTGGCGTCCTCTCCAAGAGCAGTCAACGTCTCTGCAAATTTAGCGAGTGCAGTGTCTGGCGGCGCGATACCGATGAGCGCTACGACGCCGTTAAATGTATTAAGCGTTGAACCTGCCGCTTTAACTATGTTAGCCGCAGTGTTGGTCCAGTTTTCGTCACCTGTCTCTTTATAGGAGTTCAGCGCCTTAGTTACAAAGTCGATTATAAAACCAGTTTTGCCCATGTCGGCACCATGGTCTTTAACAATCTCTAACGTCTCTACGGCGTTTAACTGGTTTATCCCTGTGTAGTTATACTCGCTAAACTCACCGGCAAAACTACCGTCGGGGCCACTAAGAATTGTTTTCCCCGTTGCGGCATCGTATTTACCTGTTATACCTGACGGGAGACCTGTCGCGAGGTTCTCTAATGTGAAGTCTGCGGAACTACTAACAAACTCTTTGTATGTGTTAGATTCATCATCGTAATACCGCGTAGTTGTAAGCTTTCCTTTCTTGGGATCCCAGCTTTCGGTAGTTGCAGAAAGATCTTTCCACACGCGGTTACCGTCTTCATCAACCACGACGGCAGCCTTACCATCGGATACGTCTTTCCAAGTCGTGCCTTCTGAAAGTGTAGCTTCGTTAACAACAGCATTTGCCGATGGTGTTGGCACTGCCACCGGGGATGGGTTAGCTATAAAGGCATCAAGCTTTTCTGGGGTGTCATAAGTACTAGCGAGATTGTCTGAAACAGCTTTTAGCTGCGCCTTAGTTAGAAGGCTAGGATCTACCCCTGCGGCTGCAAAAACGTTTGTTAGCGCTATCTGACGTTTTTCCGTCATCGCCTGATCGTACTGCGCGTCGTTAACATACACGGATTCGTGCTGCCCGGTCGTTAAGTAGTGCGCAGTGGCGCTCTGGTCCGTAGGAATGTTATTGATTTTGCGATATTCGGCTTCGTTGAAATCGGGAGCCATTACTTCTACAACTGCACGGTCTGCCTCAGCGTACGCAGACGATAGATCTTCGTTAAGCCGCTCAGAACTAACTGACAAGTTTGCCACTGCGTCGGCGTAGTCTTTCTCATAACCTACAAAGTCATCTTGCGCAGTAGTTATTTTTTTCTTATAGCTTTCGAGCTGTGGCGCGTAATCGGTATGCTTCTTCTCAACCGCTGCTTCCGCTTTTAAGTACTCTTTCTCCGCAGCTTCAAACTCTGCCGTAGTGTTCCCGCCGCCCTCTGCCGCTTGATACGCAGCGAAAGCAGTTTCATATTCTGCACGCTTAATTTTCAGGTCGTCCATATCCCCATTAAGGTCATCAACTAACCATTCGTATGATTTAACGGCGTTATCACGGGCTAAAACTGCATCGTCGAGGTTGTCAGCGGCTTTTTCTACCTTCTCATAGTCGCCCGTCAGCTTGTCCATCGAGGTGTTGACTGCATCACCGAAGCTAGAGTTGTCAATAGCCTCGTGCATAGCCTCGGTACCATACGCGCTCATCATACCGTTAAACGCTGCAAGCCCTTCCTCACCGCTGGTGCCATCGAAGGCCATCGTTACAGTGCGCTGAAGTGCAGTGGTGATGTATCCAATATCCCGGTCAGTAAGCGTACTATCTTCAGCCATCAGGCCGGTCACTAGATTAGTAGTGACGAGACCTTTCGCCGCCGCATTCGCTAGCATCTCACCAGTTATTTCTTGCCCCGTAAGCTCGGCTACTATACCAGCATGCACAATTTTACTGGTAATGTTCGGAACCGCTTTTAGTCCCGGATTAGCCTCAAAAAATTCACTAGACCCGTTCTTCTCCCCGATGTAACCCATAGTTGCGGACACTGCCACATCTAGGCCGCCCTTTACGAAGGCTTCCATCGGATCTTCACCGTAGAGAACCGCCACTGCGGCGTTACTGGTGCCCTTTGAAACGATACTAGTAACTAGTTCTTTACCAACATAGTCACCGCCAACCGCACCCGCAACGTTACTGCCAACTTTAGCCGCAGTCGCGCCAACCTTACCGACTGCGTATGATATAGCTACAGTCTTCAGTACTTCACTAAACTCTTCCCCGTCAGCAGCAGCTTTTGCACCGTCGATTAGGGGTATTGCCCAAGCGTTGCCCGTAGTCATAGCTGCTATTTTGGCAATCGTAACTAGTGGATCGTCTAGGGCTGCTTGGATTGTTGCTGACGTAAAATCCGCGACCGGTGCGATGATCTCGTCAACTACCCACTCTACCGGTTTGCCGATAAGCGTGTCGCCTACCCACGCAACGGCCTCTACAACAGGCTTCACAACGTTACCTATCGTCTCGACAATGGGAACAGCGACTTCTTCAGCTACGAATCGTACTGCGTCAGCAGCAATTTCTACTACGTCGACTACTACATCAACAGCAACTTCTGCTACGTCGACTACGGCGTCTACTACGGCGGCCATTTATAATCCTCGGGTTAACGGTTCTTTGCCTAAGCGCATGTAGACCACGTGTTTGTCCATCGTAGTGCCTTTAGCGACTACGCCTATATAAATCTCAGTGTCCTGTTGTTTTGCACGGCGCTGGAAAATCTTAAACGCGTTTAAAAACACAGGGCTATTAAAGGTAGTCGAATAGTGCGTATACCCTTTTTGCTGTAGGTAGTTAAAGTACTTGAACCCGTTCTTGACAAAGTTTCGTCCAGTGTCCATATTGAACGCTCTACCTACTACTTTGTGTTGGTTCTCCCCCTTACCCACTTGCGCTAAGAATACTGTATTCCCTACCTGAACTATGTCTGTATTTGGGAGCGTTGTTTCCCCCGCTATAACTGCTAATACACTTTGCAAGGGTACCCCCATATCGGGCATATTGTGTACAGCACCGGTAATAATTTCAGGGCCTTTTAGTAGCTTTTCATCACTATCTATGAGGTTCATGCGCTTACCTCCGGCGAAAACACGGCAGCGGAGTAGATGTTGCCCATACCGGCGGCGAGACTGAGCATTAGCCCTCCGGGAGCGGGGGCATCAGCAGACAGGAACACAGGGTCATCCTGCGTTCTGTTAAGGATTTTAGGCACATAGCCTTTTTTCAGGTCTTTTAATAACAATCCAGTCTCCAATAAGCCGCTCGCACCCATAGTATGCCCAATACGAGGTTTATACGATGTTGCAATAAACTCGTCTAAGCTATTCAATAGTGCCGATTTTTCCGCAGCATTGTTGACTGGAGTACCAGTTCCATGCGTCTTCACCAATCTTACTTCATTTTGGTGTGCTTTGGCTACAAATAATGCACCTTCGATAGCTTTACTAAAACCCGATCCATCCGCTCTTTGTCCTAACGGGTTTGTGTTGTCCTCTGCGGAGGTGTAGGCCCCTAGAAATTTAGCCATCGGCGTAGTCATTCCGGGGTGTTCCTTCTCAAATATAGCTAACGCCGCACCCTGCCCCAGAAAGAACCCTTGGTTTGTAGTGTCAAAAGCCGACGGCTGTCGTTCGGTCTCGTCTTTATACTGTAGACTCGCTCCAGCTTCGCCAAAGAACCCTAGCGTCAGGTTGTTAACGGCATCTTCCCCAGTAAGCACGATAACGCGGTCAAACCCGAAATTGTTCATCAGGTTCTGTACATCCATGAGGACTTTTAAGCTGGAAGCGCAGGCGCTAGCGTCTGTTGACACATGGTCATGTACCCCGAACATACTGGCGATACGGCCAGCATATATGTTGGTTAGGACTATAAAGGGTACTTTTACTTTGTAATGCAGTTCAGCTTCAGGATTCTTGTCATACCGTCCGTTGTTACCCATCCAGCCTTGGTTACCCGCAGCGAATATAAACCCAGTCTTACCTTGCACGGGGTTGTCTCGTACGTAGCTAATGGTGTCTTCATCGACCAGACTTTCAAGAAGCGTATGGGGTGGGTACTTCATCCCGCTTTTAGCGCGTCTAAATGTCTCAGGGATTATATGCGCATGCTGAGGGTGTGGAATGTCCGCGATAAGCTTCGTTTCTGTAGTGCATACGGTATTGCATTTCGTGAGGTATATCATGATAAGTCCTTAACTAAGGCTTTAACATTGTCGTATTCGCTCTCGGGGTCTTTAGTTTTGTACTCTTGCAAGAAGGTATTCAGCGCACCAATTGAGCTAATCGGCCAAAGCGCATCCATCTCCTCGCCTCCGGGAATACCATAGGCTTCGCCTAGTACGAAGAAGATCAATGTGACATCTAGGCTGTCGAGGTTTGTCGCGTCTTCAGTTATAGGTACATCAAGGGATTCGGCCACAATATAATCTGCCGTGACTGCTTTCTGCGCCGCTGATACAGCGTTGAATACTTCAAGGAAATCAAACGATTTAGTCATGTTGTCGCACCTGCTAATAGGGGCTTTCTAGTATAAACAAAACATTAGCAGGTGCAACTTTGCGCCATACCTAGTTAGCGATTAAAATACCTTGAAAGGACGCACTTACTTCGACGTTGCTAGTATCCGAAAATGCCCGGCACTCTACATCTGTTTTTTCTGGTATAGCGAGGGGGTACGGAAACGACGTTACTAGTTCGTTACTCTGCAATGTTCTGATTTCCCCCGTAGTAAACGTGTTGGAACCAAATTTTCGAAGTACGAACTTGGCGGTCACGTTTTTAGACTGTATACCCAATGCAGCGGTAAAACTAATGTCGTCTAAGTACAACGTGTACCCAGCGGGGACAGTGTATGCCGCCATCTGAGTCTGGTTGCCCACCGCTAGATCTGCATAGGTCACAGTTGCTGCTTGGTTTTGGATACTCACAGTGCCTGCGGCAGTGCCACCGGTACCTGATAGCGTGACGTACGCCCGGTTAATACGTATCCACGTACCTGATATAGCTACAGCGGACGTACCGTTAAGCGTTACAGAGACAGACTTAATATTGTAATCAGCATCAAGCCCTTCGACCTGTACGGTCTGTGCACCTGTATTAGTAACACCGTTATCTGCGGTGTTACTACTAACTATATAGGCAGTAAACGCCGCTGTAGGCCATGGTACATTGCCCCCAGAGGACCAGATAGTTTCTTCAACCCCGTTAATATCAGAGTTAAATCCAAATTTATACAGTGTGGAGGCCCCGGCGACTTGCCCTTGGGATACTCGGAGGCTGTAGGGTACTTGACATGCCATGGCGTTTCTCAATGCGTTGTCGAGCTGGTTAAAGTATATACGCAGCACTTTGTTAAACTCTTCGAACGACCTCGCGTCGTACGCTTGTGGTGGGTATGGTAGCGCCGGGGCACGAAACGGGACATCGTACTGCGTGTTATCTATCGCCATTACCGTCTCCCATCCGGTCGCATATCTATGCGAGGTGTGCCGAACTGCCATGTAACGCCCAGCCCAGTAGACTCGATCTTGACTGCAAGCTGCCTACCACGTACACGCGTGTTCAACTGCCCTGTGTACTGTTCTATCGGTAACACAGTACTACGTGTTACGGTGCCAGAACTACTACCCCCCTGCGATAGCGGGTCGTTATACCCTGATCCTGAGTTCGCTAACGGGAGCAAAGTCATGGTAGCTGCGGGAGCCGCCGCCGTAGAACCTACGAACGTAACGTCGGGCAGTATACGCCATACAAAGGAAAACTGGTGCCCATCACCCAAGTCAAACTGCGATGAGGATATTGACGCTGCAATTGGTAGCGTAGTAGCCGTTTCGTTATCGTCGGTTCCTGACTCGTGGTTAACCAGATTACTACTATAGGTAGCAGCAAGCGGGAAGGACCGCAATCCAGAATCTAGCCACGCTGTACGAGACATAGTGCCATAATACCATGTATTTTCCATGTAGTTGTATACTACATACTTACCAATATCGGTCTGGTTTGTGGCACAGTAGAACCACCAAACCTCGTGGAAAGACTCGTTAGTACCGGCAAATACTTGGTCGTACTGCTGAATGTTAAAGTCAGAGAATATATGTCTACGCAAGTCACAAGGTAGTGGTTGGGTACGCCCATCGTACTTGTAGAACTTATCTTTACCCATCCAATAAGCAACACCGTTGGCATAGGCTACAGCGTTCTGGCTCGCTATGGATATGTTCTCTCCTACTAATTGTGCGCCCCAAACAACAGGTGCTCCTACGTACTGTAAGGAGTATACAGCAGAATCAGTCCAAACAAGGATCTCTTGGCGCGACTGTTTGGCGGCCACGATCATCGTGCCCCGCGATAAAACTATACTACCTGCTTGGTTTGTCGCTGCGGGGGTCCAGTTTGTAGGATCTTCTTGGTCCGACCAGCGCACAAGCATTGGGTTTATGGTAGCAGAAGAAATCTCATTCGCCCCAAAAGCGAACACAAACCGACTAATGTCAGAAATCTCAATCATGTTCTGGGCTACCGGAACATCAGAACCTGTTAGAAGCGTCGCGCGAGATCCTGTACCTGCCGTCGCGTCCCAATAATACATGGCACCACCACGAGGGCCAAAGATTAGATCCTCACCAAAGTTAGCTTGGCTCCACAGGCGGATACTCTCTGTTGATACCAGTCCCGTACCCCAAACGCCGCCGCCCCAAGTACCCGCGCCCCAACCAGAAAGTGGGATTGCGTATGCAGCACCGACATGGATTTGGTACGCGCCTACTGTTGAACTCCCACCGTTGCCTACGTCAGACCCGTTCGCAGTAGCTACCGCTACTATTGTGTAGCTGCTGGAGTCGATTAGCGCATCAACTTGATATTCTTGGTTGAGCACATCTGCGGTAATGTTACCCCCGAGAGACACTGCGCCACTGAAAGTAACAAAATCTCCTGCGGTAGCTCCATGTCCAACATCGGATATAGTCAGTACCGCGCTACCATTTGTAGCCGCAAAGGTTACATCCCCCGCAGCGGTAGTGGCGCGTAGCGGTGTAATGTCGTTGTAGCCGCCGCCCTCTTCTAAGTAAAACTTTAGGTTGGTACCCACACCGAGTAAGTTAATGCTACCTAACGTAACCCAATTCCACAAAGACCGACATACGCCTAGGTAGGTAGTGCTCGATATACGCTCCCAACCACCAATTTTCTCTGGTAAGCCTTGACGAAACCGAACTTTGTCACATTCATACCAACCACCTTCGTTGGAGTAGCTGGTACGTTCCCGGTTTACACCGGGTTTAAATAGTATCTTTTGAAGAGGCATGGGGGCACCTACGTAGCGTCGCCAAATATTGGCGGGAGAGAGGTAATCGCGAGGGTCACACTCTGCTTTAAATTAAGCGGTTGCCCGCAATCAGCACAAGTATCGGCTGATATCTCAGATTCATCTAGGTCGTATTCGCAGTTCGCACAGATAACTTCTATCGTGTGGGTCGGTTCGACACCGGAGTCAACGTCTCGTGCAGTTACTAAGGTTTTCATCAGCATCCTCGCAATTCAAAGTGGGGGCCGTCGACAAACGCCTCAAGGCCGGTCAGTATCATAGCTTGGCCAGCTCTTTAGATAACAGATTCAGGAAATAAACTGGGTTGTTATTGTAATAAACGTATCTGCGCTTAGGCTCATCTGGGCACAGCCACAGTAACCGTTCGGTACGAGTATCAACGTGGATTAGCACCTGTTTCTCGCCACCAAGATGCGTGTCAAAATACATACCAAAGCCACCAACACCTGCGACAGATTGAACTGCTGCCCAGACCCTTGCGGATGCTGAATTGTCGAGCAGGAACAGATCTGTGGCCTGCGATTTGAGTCCGCCGTCAGCGCCGACACAATGGAGACTAGATCCACCGGTGAAACGCACATGGGCTTCCGGGTCAGGGCTTGGCACCATCGCGGTATTGCAGATCTTACGGATCTCTTGAGCCATCTCGATAACTTCATCAGCCATAAATCCAATCGCTTTAGCTGGCCATTCGTCGCGCTTTAAACTCATATCAACTCCAGATTGCTTACTTCTTGTCTTTATTGTACAGGTCGTAGAGGACTTTTACTTTCTCTTTAAGAGTCTCGATGTCCGCGTAGCTCTTCGCCAGCCAGAAAATCAAACCAACAAAGCCCACTGCGATGGGCCAAATTGCTGGAATTATTTCAAGTATGCTAACGTCCCCCATTATCGGGCCATGAGGCGATCTAGCTTCTCGTCTAATCGATCCAGACGATCCAGCACCCTATCTATGTCGGTGTTAACCTCAGCTTTAGTGACATACTCGCGCGCCATCTCTTCTCGGGTTCTGTTGAGTAGGATCTGGATTCGCTGCATCTCGGCTAGGAAACTGCGCAGTGCCCAGCTTATCACTCCTAGAATGACGGTAAGCACTCCACTCCACAATAAGCCCATGTCCATCGTATCTCCTACATTTTAGTCTTTTGCTTTATTTCGCAAGAATGCGAATGTTTCCATTACCTTATAGGCTTTGGCTACGATGGCGTCATCTTTGGGTGTGTCAGTGTAGTTGGCGACGATCGAACAGATCGTCACTACAGATGTAGCCAAGATGTAAATTGTTGAAAAAGGTTCCATGGTGTTCTCCTAGTTGCGGTATAAGTCGCGCCGCAACTCGTGCGGCAAGAACTTTATCACTCGTTATCGTCGATTGGTTCTTCTAAAGACTTGGTAAGCATATCGACAAACGCCTGCTTGCCTACCATCAACTGGTCCAGATTGAACTGGGTAGAATTGATCTTTCGATCAAGATCGCCAACATGGTTAATGATAACCTTTTGCTGATCGGTCAGTTGGTCTTCGGTGTACTCAGTGCCGTTGATCGCAATAGTCTTTGTTTTTTTCTCGGACATGTTGATCTCCTCTCATTTTAGGGGTTAGTTAAGCGGTAGCCCACGGTGTGCCACTGGCCGTTACGGGGCTGATTTGTAGGTCGATATTAGCTTGCAACGAGGCTTCCGTAGCGTCTTTGTCGATGCCGTCTTCCCAGCACCAGCTCAAAACATCTGCTTCCGTCAGGTCCGCGTAGGCGATATAGCCCGGGGCCGACGGGTCAGACGAGAAACCGCAGGTGCCGTAGCTACTCGCATTATAGGCCACTTCGGCCACTGTGTCTGTTGCACTACACCGCCAATGGGCTGTTACAACGCAACCTTCCATAGCGGCGGGCTGCACGTCGTATTCTAGGGTGGAGATTGTCCAGTTAAATGTGGTCATATTGAGTCGTCCTCGTTAGATGTTTGTTGATTTTCGTCTCCGGTTACACATTCAGAGACGTCTATTTCAACATCAGCTTCAACATATGGGTATTTGTTTTTAATTTTTTGTATTTCATCGAGCCATTGCTGGTTAGTTATTTCACCGCGCTGCACTTGCATAAACATTGGGTCAGTGAATTTAACATAATCCGATTCTCTAATCTTTCGTAAATTCTCATTTACATTTTCTTTCGTGAATATTTCAGTAGCCATTTTTGTCCCCTTTATGCAATTGTATTTGTAGTAGTAAACATTCTTACGCTACCAGCTACGGAATACCCTAAGAGTGCAATAGTTCCTCCAGCATTAGTAGCGTTAACGTAAAGGCCATCATTTGCTATTAAGTAGGTACTAACTGCTGAGGTTAAGTTTTGCTTAGTAATTGCGTACACACAGAACTTGTTAGTTCCATGCTCATTAGCATACAAGATTCCCGTTTGTGCATCGTTAGTAGATATAGTGCTAAAAATACCGCCGCCGCTTGCTCCGATTACAGCTTGCATTCGTGTAGTTGCGCCGCCGAGGTACTGAACGCCATTTAGGTAGAGGTCTTTGAATGCATTGCCGTTTTGGCCTAAGTCAACGGTATTGTCATTTATAACCCCTTGAGTTGTAGGCAATACAGACTGAGTTGCGAAAGTAAGACCTGCGTGATCATCCGCTGTACCCGAGATGTAAAGATTATTGCCCCCGGAAACACCAATACCGCCAACGGTTGTGCCGTCTTTTCGTATTTCGATTACGGTGCCATCAGAACCTTGTCTATTCAAATATAAAGGAGTACCAGTACCTGCAATCTGTATTTGACCTGCGTTAAGTGCAATGCCCGTACCTGATACATCGTTATACACAGAGTTGCTAGTGGTACCCACGAGTAAGTTGCCCGAGCTGTCGATTCGCATGGCTTCTGACCAACTAATTGCTGTGTCTGCTGTGCCGCTTGCGGCTACCTGAAATAAATGTTGACCAGAAACTTGATAGTAATTGGTAGCTGCTTTAGTTGCTATGTACTGCCAACGATCATTATCATTATCATAGTAAGCATTGGAAGCTAGGCCACTTTTATCTTCATCACCAGAACCTCTGCCATAAACTGCTGCTCCAGTGCCCACTTGTAAACCTATAAAGTCATTAGCTCGCCAAGCCTCTGGAACCACGCCAATCCCGACATT